TTATCGACGTGGTGCGCTAGGCTTTTTCCACTCAAATGCACCTGTACTCATCCGCTGGCGGTGCCGTTTTTTCGCGGCAAGACAAGCCGCAACGCTGGTACGGATTACCAGCTTGTCCTGGCCGTTAAGCTCATGCCCCTGCAATTTTGCTGCACTGATAATGGCAGACTCCAAAGTTTCTTTTTTTAACATGCTGCACCTCAGTTGATCGGGTACGCCTCCATGATGAGGCGTACCGTAATCATTTTTATCGTGGTTTTTTGGGCTGTAGATTGGAATAAATGGCGCGTCCGAATTGCTTTTGCGGGTTATGTACTTCAGCGGTTAGCTCATTGATGAGTTGCCGCTTAAGCGCAGCGTTACGCTGATCAAAGGCCAGCAGAGTGGCGTCGTCAGGCTTCCCGGTAAAGGTGTTAGGCGCACTGATACTGATCGCAATACGTGGCTGCGCCTCTATCTGTCTGGCGGCATCCTGTACCGCCGGTGACTGACGACCAATAGCGCGAACCCCCAGCGAACCATCAGCACCACGGGTCAACGGCATAATGGCTTCCGGCCCGGCTTCACCGAACACGCCCGCGCCTTTCGCAAAAGCAAAATACTGTGGAGTGCTGTATACACCACCGCTGTATGCAGAAAGCGACGGAGAATCGTAAACGCCGCCCAGCGCGTTAAAAGAGAAATTTGCGCCCGCACTTTGAATGGCCGTTCCGCTGCTGGCTGCGCCACTCGCGCCTCCAAATAAACTCCCGAACATCCCACCAGCTCCCCCGCCCACTGAAGCCAGAATGGCTTTGGTGATCAGCGCCTGCGTCGCCATCTGGATCAGCGACTGAATGACACTTTCGCCGAGAGACGTGAAGATGTTCGACATACCGTCTTTAAAGCTGGTTGCTCCCGTCAGAACGTTTGTCATATTGGTGGAGATCGAGTTGGTGGCATTGTTCAGAATTTCGCTGGTAGCCGTTGCTGACATCGAACTCAGGTCTTTTGCCTGATCCGCATAATTCATCAGAGAATCGCTAATTCCTGCTCTCCAGTCTGATTGTTGAGCGTCGGATTGTTTCTGGTAGTCATCCTGTATCGCCAGCCGTTCAGCAAGGGCGGCTTTCAGCGCTTCTGTTTGCTGTTCATAAAGGTCTTTAGATAGCTGTTTACTGCTGAAATCGCGATCCAACTCATCCTGACGTTTGCGGAAATCAGCGCGGATATCGGCCATTTCTTTCATACGGTCACGGGCTTTGCTACCCATGCCAGCACCGAGGAAATCAATATTCCCCCGGTCACGCGCAGCAGCATTGCTATCAGCCAGACCGTTTCTGAATGCCTGAAGTTTTTCCTCTATATTTTTCTGGTCAATAAGGGCCGCATTTTGTAGCAAAATTGCTTTTTTAGCGTTATCGAGAGATGCAAGCTCTCCCTGAACAACCTGATATTTCATTTTTGCCAGTTCGTTATTTTGTCCGGCAAGAGATATTTGCTCACGCTGCTGTTTAAGCAAGCGGGTATACACATCTTCTGTTTTTTCGATATCAGATTTACCGCGTGGCTTTTTATGCGATTCATTAAGATTAAAATCAGTGGCTGCATTTCCCTGAATAGCCGCGATCTGCGCGTCCTGTCCCGGCAAAATTTTACCCTGATTATCAGTCCTTACCGCACCCTGCTTTATGGCATCCTGTAGGGCTTTCAGCTTGGCTCTCTCCACGCCCTCTTTTTGGGATAGAGCAATGCTTTCTTTTTGTTGTTTTATAAAGGTATCGTAAGCCTTATTTATTTGAGGTGTTTGCGGCTGATTGTCTGCTGATTTCGCCTTCATCTCGTCCATAAACTGGATGGTCATCGAAAAAAGCGAGGCCATTTTATCCCCGAAGCCCAGCGTACTCATAATTGAACTTTTAATTTTATTAAATGCAGCGGCTGAAGCGTTTACCTTTTCCTCAAGCTCTTTTTGTAGTTTATTCTGCGCATCAACGGCGTTATTTAGCTGAATTGTAGTATCAGCTATATCACGCGATAATTTATTGTATTCACGCTGATATTTAGCTGCATTTCTTACGTGACCATTATTCTGATCGTTCTCTACCCCCATTTGATGGGCCAGCATTGTGTATTCCTGAACTTTCCGGGCGGCTTCTGCCTGTGCGTCCCTCAAGTCCTCCAGCTTATCTTTGAGCGCGTCAATGGATTCACCAGAATCGGCAATAGAACCTCTGATTTGAATTTCGCTCATGGCTTTCGCTTTTTCCACCACCTCATCAAGGGTGGAGGCATACTGTATAGCCGACTGTCGAGCCTGCTCCTGATTCTGATACCACGTATACCATGCACCGGCACCCAGCATCAGAATCCCAGGAATACCGCCAAAGAGGGAGGATACGCCAGCCCATGCGGTTCTCGTTACAGAGGTGAGCGCATTAAGCCGCTGATTGGCTATTGACAGCTCATTGACCGTGGCGGTTTCCGCTTTATTCGCTTTGACCATCTCCATTGAGTTTCTGGCAAGCAGCGTCCTGATTGATGCGCGTTGTTTTTCAGTCTGCGCCAGTTCAAGTTGAGCCACGAGTGAGCGCTGATTAGACAGAAGCACCGATTTTTCCGCTTCAATCTGAACAAGAGAAGCATTCGCCCCTTCGATTTTAGCAGCGGTGCTGGCAATCTCCGCCCCTCTGGCCCTCACAAGTTCTTCGGTCTGTGATTTCAGTTGCAGCGTCCAGTTACCCAGAAAACGGGTAACGCCCACAGCCGTTAACGCTCCCGCTGCCATTGCTACGGTATCAATGTTCTCAGCCAGTGAATCAAGCCCACCAGCAAGGGCGGCGGAGGCACCGTACGCATCATTTGTGCCGCCCACCCAGGCCATAAAGGCATTTTCAACCTTTTGAGTCGAGGCTGATACCGTTTTGGGCATTGAATCAAATTCAGCCTGCATCACCCGTAACTGAGCGGTAATAGCCGGAACCACTTTATCTATTGTCAGCAGTCCATTATCAGCCATCGCCTTGAGGTCTTTGCGGGCAACGCCCATACCTGCGGCCAAGGCACGGATGATCCGATCACCGTTTTCGTTAACGGAGTTGAATTCCTCCCCGCGCAATACCCCCTGCGCAAGCGCCTGGCTGAACTGCGTGATAACCGAACTGGCCTCTGACGTGCTGGCCCCGGATAATTTAAGGCCGGTGCTGATAGCCTCGGTGACTTTCAGTACATCGCCAGAGGAATAGCCAAACTCACGCATGGATGCCGCCGAACGGGCAAATAAACCTGCGTTATCGCTGAAAGCTGTACCGGTTTTCTGGCTGATATCCATCAGCAAACGTTGTGAGTGAGTGAAATCATCTGTCGATGTGGATGCCTGTTTCAGGCGGGCATTGACGGAACTCCATTCATCAGCAAGCGATATCAGATGCCCTGTAGCGAATGCCCCGGCAAACGCGCCAGCCATTCCCATCGCGGCATTCTTCGTTTCCGACAACTGAGCAGAGACTTCGGCCAGAGCCTGCCTCGTCTCACGCGCCGAAGTCGCGGCCTGCCGCCCACCTCGTTGCATCGTTTTGTAGTAGTCTGATCCCAGCCGGGAAGCGCGTGATATTTCTGTCTGGAATGATTGCGAGTTTGCTGAAACTTTGATTATCAGCTCGCGTAATGTAGCCATAGTTCACCTCGTGTCAGATGCCGTCAAAAGCAGCGAGCCGCTGTTTATGGGTTTCACTCATATCGAATGCAAAATCCTCGTGTTCCGCCTGGAATGTGCCAAATGCCATTAGCGCAGCCACTGCCGGATCAATCTTGTTAGAGGATTTCTTCTTGTTGGGCTTAATATTGGCGTTGGCGTCGGACTCCATCACCACGTTACCAATCGCCCAGGCCAGTACCGGATCGCCGCGATGGCGTACCACCCTGCGGTTAACGAACACTTCAAACGATTTCGCTACCGGGCTGAATTTAAGATAGGTTTGCTGGAACGGCTCCACATCTAGGCCCGCCCCCTGTAGCTGGGTACGCAGATGCGTGGCGTTCCACGTATCGAAGCCCACCAGGCGGATATTGAATGTTTCTGCATCGCGCAGAATATCGTCGCGGATGCGGTCATAGTCGATGCAGTCGCCGGGAGTGGTTCGAATCCATCCCGCTTTCACCCACTGGCGGTAAATGGCGCGGTTTTTGTTGGAAACATTATTAAGTGTCGCTTCAGGCAGATAATGCCTTGTAAGTAACCTAATCTCCCTGTCGAACGGAAAAGCGTAATTTACGCTGGTGATATCGCTGGTTGAGGACAAGTCCAGACCTGCATAGCACTCCATCCCCGCAAGTTCGCTCTCTTCATAGTCGAGTTTGCAGGCGTCCCATGCTCCCGCGCCCATCCACGGTGTGGAACCCTGACACCAGATATTGAAACGTTTGGTCAGCATCTCCACCCATTGCGACGGGATACCCCGCGCTTTTTGAATAGTGGCCTCCAGTTTTGCCGCATCAACGGAAATATCCAGATTCGGGTTAGCCTTGATCCACATTTCAGGCTGATCAACCTCGCTTTCGTCGTCCAGTTCGTAAATCAGAACAAACAGCGAATCGTTGCTCTCTTCCCCGGTCAGAATCTGACAGCAGTAGTCGTAATGCTGCTTGCAGGCAGAAACAACGTTACTCCCGGCGGTGGTGATGGCGAATAAAACCGCTTCAGGACGTGCTCCCATACCCAGCTCAAGCGCGGAGTAAACGCCGTTATCCGGGTGAAGGTGGTACTCATCGACAATAGCCAGGCTGGGATTAGTCCCCTCGATGGTGGCCGCTTTCGCCGCCAGCGGCTTTAACAGGCTGTTATTCTTCGGGAAAATCATTTTATGGGCCTGAATATTCACGCGCTTTTTCAGCGGTTTTGACAGCAGGCACATCTGACGGGCATCGTCGAACACGATACGGGCCTGATCCCGGCTCACCGCCGCCGTGTAGATGTCCTGCTGGCCCTGCTCCATCACCAGAAACCAGTTAGCCAGCATTGCAGCTACGGTGGATTTGGCATTCTTACGCGGCACCTCGATAAAGGCGCTGCTGTACTTCCTGCGCCCCGTAGCACTGACCTTAAAGCCCAGCAGGTTAGCAAAGGCGAACTGCTGCCACGGCTCCAGCATGATAGGCTGACCGCGCAACGGCCCTTTGACGTGAGGACAAAGCCTGGAGAACGCAATAAACCGCTCTACGGTCGCTGTATCGAACACGTAACGGGGGTCATTCAGGTCTGAAAAGTACCTTTCGACGGCCTGTTTTACCCGCTTACAGGCCGGAATTTCGCCCGATTTTATGGCGATGGCGTAATCATTCCATGCGGTCAAGTTCGTCTTCCTCTTCAGTTTCAGGCGGGTTTCGGCGACGGCTTACCGGATCAAAGCCCAGCAGAGACGACATTTTGATGATAATTTTCTCAGCGTCAGATTTGGCTTTCAGCGCCGGGTTACTGGTGGTGGCACCGCGTGATCCTTCAACTGAAAACCCGCGCAGGGCAATATCTGCAACGGCTTTTCGGTACATGGAATAGTTGACGCAATACAGCTCAAGGTTATTCCAGTCGGCAGGAGTTAAATCCCCGCGTTCAGCCATCTGCTTTGCTTTTGTTTTCCACTGCTGCCCCGCGATTTCATCAAGGTAAGCGGGCGGTTTGGGTGGTCTTGCCATAACTTCTTGTTTCCTTCTGGCTTACTGCTGTGAAAAAATTCACCGCGCGTAAAAATTTGAGGGGGCGGGTGGTGCCTTGCAGCAGGGGGTTTGTCTTTAAAACCACCCCCACCCCATCGGTGCGGCCTGTCAGCGGTTGCGGAAGCATTCCCGCAACTCCCGGTCACGCTCACTCATGCGCTGCACAGGCTGGCGCTCATCGCGTCTGGTGCGGGTCTGCATGAAGCCATCACGGCATCGGGCCAGCGACTGATACAGATTCACCACATCTTTCTCATTCATGATCAACCTCATGCATCCAGTTATTGCGCTGTGCTGCCCGTTCTTCCTGCTCGCGGTACATCCCCGCTTTGCGGTTGGCTTTGGTGGTAGGGTCTTGCTGTGTGGTCTTCTGGTTATGATGCGTCTGGCATAACGGCTGGTGATTCCACTCAGGCCAGAACAGAACATCATCACCACCATTGATAGGGATGATATGATCGACAATCTTTGCGGGAACATAGAGGCCCAACTTCTGGCACTCAACGCACAGTGGATAGCGTTTCAGATACTGAGAGCGGTACTTCTCCCATGCAGCAGAGTAACCACGGGCGCGACGGTGGCCGCGTCTGGCATCCTGCGCCCGCCACACTTCCCGCTTGTGCTCATCGCATTTACCAGACTTCACGCGCTTGTTGCATCCCGGCTCAGTGCAACGGCGTAACGGTTGCCACGGCATCAGTACACTCCCACATCACGATAAACAGACCACAGCGCGGAGATAGCAAAGGGAACCTCTTTCGCCTCCACATCGCTAATCATCGTGCGGAACTCGTACAACTGAGAGACGTACATCAGGCAACCAATCTTGATCGCCGGAGTGAACTCCAGCCCACTATCGAACCTTTTACCGATATGCTTCTGGCAGACCTCCAGCGCCGCATCGATGTACGCCTGAATCAGCGCATCTTCATCAGTACCATCAACACGACAATGCAGCTTTGCTTCAGCCAGGGTGATTTCAGTTGTCATTTCTCAGTCCCCTGTTTGCAGAGAATTTCAAGGCGGGTCATGCCAGAATCGGGGATAGGTGGCCCGATGATGTTGAGCGTTGCGCCAGCCAGCGGGCCGGTCAGCACTTTCAGGCGGTTTGCGGCGGTAATATCCCGGCGAAAGCGAACCCATACACGAACAGTGGCTTCGGCAATCTCAGCGCCAGCGGCCACCAGTTCACGACCGCTGATCCCCTTCACTTCAGCCCAGATGGTTTCCCCGTCTTCCCATTTCTGAATAACCTGCCCGGAAGGTGTTCTCGATGAAGTGAAGGTGCGGATCGTGACGCGGTTTCTCAGTCCTCCTGCTCTCATTCGTCACCGTCCTTATTGCCCTTGCTCACTTTCACTTCCTGTTTCCATGCCTGGCTGTATTCGTCTCCACCATCACGCGGCGGCATCCCTTCGCGTTCGCGGGCTTCGTTCGGGTTCATGATCCCGTTCTTGATACCGCGCTCATAAGTTGCGTAGCGTTCGGTTGGAGTGGCTCGAAGAAGATCGGCAGAGTCGAACTCCACCTGATAACGGATTCCGGGTACAGGCGATGCCACCAGCAACGCGGATTTAATCTGCTGCTCAAAGTTCGCCAGCCACGGGCGCATAGTCATGGTGAGAAAAGCGCGGCTTGCCTCGCTGAAGTTGCTGTAGGTGCTGTTGCTGTATTCCTGCAGGAAGATGGGCGACACGTTGAACATGCGGGCAATATCTTCAATGGTGAAACGGCGGGAGGCCAGCCACTCGGCATCCTGATTGCTCATGCCAAGCTGTTTGTAGTCCATACCCCCTTCGAGGATCGGCGTTTTCCCGGCATTCCTTGCGCCTTTGTAGCGCTCCAGCGCCTCAAGTGCACTTTTTCCTTTAACGCTATCCAGCCATTCTTTAGCGGTAATGACGCCCGCCGCCATCATGCCATCTTTCATAATGCTGGCACCGTGGCGCTGTTGGGCCAGACCTAACCCCAGCGCCTCCCGGCAAATGGTGATCGGCGAGCGCCCCAGAAAACCGTCATCGGTGGAATAACGCAGGTGGAGAATCTCTTCCTGCAAATAGGTACGAACAGCCCCTGTAAACGGCTCAGTGATGGTGTATTTGTACTTATGTTCGCCGATACGCTCAGGAACAACCGCCCCCGGCGCATACGGATGAAGGGATTGTGGCTGGCCGTCGCGGCCCCACTGGATCACCGCATAGGCGTTACCGTTCAGCAAACAGTGGCGCATCATCGTGCGCTTGAACTGATAAGGCGTCTGGCAAACGTTAGGCTGCTCGTTCAGCAGAAAATCTACCGGATGATTACTCAGCCATTCCCGCGCCTCACGCCCTTTATCATTACGAACCCGATACAGGTAGCAGGGCATTGTTGCCACAGCCTCACTAATAACTGACACGGCGTTCATCACCGCCGGCAGAGATTCCGCAGTACCAGCAGACACATATTCACCTGATCCGGTATTTGGAATCCCTGCCATCGCCAGAAACTCATCAATGGTCATACTGCGCTGTTCGGATTGGTCAGACTTGCGGCTAAAAGGCCAGATATTCCACATATCACAGCCCCGCTAAGTCAGCCCAGCGCCGACGATTATCACCAGCACGGCGTAATTCTGGATGTTGAGCAAAAAGAGAACGATGCGCGATTTCAACGCCGGATTCAGGGTAAGCTGGCATGGAAGTTACGGTGATTTCCCGTAGTTCGGCAGCGGTCACGGTTCGCAGGTACGGGGATTGCGCAATATCCCAGGACTCTTTCAGCGCCCGGAAACCAAAGCTCATACCTGAAAGATCGCCACGTTCCACCAGCGCCAGCACATCATTACCAAGCTGAGTATTCGGCGGCGTCAGCTCAAAGCGCAGCCCGGTATCGTCTTCGGACAGCACCAGCGTGCCAGATTTGGTACGCCCCAGCAGTTGGGTATAGTTATGCTCATACAACGCCCGCACATCGCTACCGGATGCCAGGCTGTCTTTAAACGCTCCCGGCGCGAACTGTTCCCGGAATTCATCCCAGATAATTTCTGAGAGACTGTTCCAGCGCACGGCATAGCCCACCAGCTTCTTATCGGTGGCGGTCAGTTCAGAGGTGCGGATTTCAAAATCTATTGTTTTCATTATTGGACTCCACATAGGGTAGAAAGGGGCCGAAGCCCCTCACACGTCGAATCAGGAACCAGCAAGCTCCAGAATCTTGATCGCGTTGGAGTCCACCACGCCGCCGCCCAGATATTTATCGGTGTGAACCTTATAGAAGCCCGGCTCGGTAATGTTGTCCGGGCGGGTACGCACACCAGTAGTGTGATCCACGATGAAGTAACCGCGCTTGAAGTCGCCAACCGCGAGGAACGCTTCTCCGGCATCAGCATCAGGCATGGTTTCAAGGTACTGAACCGGACGGCCCAGCAGGGTATCGGGAGAACCGGCAACCAGACGATCACGCCAGATGTAATCCCCGTTACCGTTCTTCAGCTTCTGAAGCGTGGCAGCGGTATTGGAGTTCATCACCCACACGGCGTTTTTGCGGTATTTGGCTTTCAGCTTGTACAGCAGGTCGATCAGGCCATCAGAGGTAACAGCAGCAGCAACCATTTTTTCCAGCGTACCGAACGGGCGGGTTTTATCGCTGGTGGCCGCACGAGCATAAGCCAGGAAGCCTTTAGATTTCTTCGTACCGTCACCGTTAACAAAATCATTTTCTTCGGTAGCGCTGAAAGTGTCGGAGATTTCAGAAGACAACCAGCCCAGAATATCCACCTCGGAGAAGTCGAGAATCTCCTGAGTGGTTTTCGGATAGGCGTAGATCGGGTTGAGTTTGATATCAACTCGTTCCATCTTCGGCGTACTGGTCTCGGTACGTGCTTCACCTTCAGTACCACGATTTACCGTTGCGCCACCCACAGATACCAGTTTTTGATATTCGTTGGTTTTGGTGGTCTTCACCGTGGCGATGGAGCGCATCACGCTGTCATCCTGCAACTGGCGCATGATCTCTTTGTCCAGCTCAGGGATAACGGTATAACCGCCGTCAGCCTGCACCAGCGTGGTGAGTGAGCGGGTATCGCCGGTCATGATGTAGTGGCGCAGCTCATCGTTGCTCACGCCTTTACCTTCAACGGAAGTACCAGGCAGATTGCGCTGATCGTCGGCAACGGCCTCAAGGCGGGTAATTTCAACTTCAAGCGCATCAGCCTGAGCGCGGAGTTCGTCGAACTGCTTGCCCTCTTCATCGTTCAGGCTGCGCTTTTCGGTGTCGGCTTTATCCAGCATGGAACGCATCTGGGTTTTGAGTACGGCTTTCTGCTGGCGTAATTCGAGTAATTTTTTCATGAGTGGTTTCCGTAACAATTAACGTTAAGACGTGAAACCAGCGCGGGAAGGGGTAAGGCCGTTTAACCTTTTTCTGACTCTCTCAGGCTGTACTCACTACAGCTTGATTAAACGGCCTGTGGCGGCTCACGTCTGAGTGCCACACTTCAAGATATACATCAAATAATTGAAGTAAATAGCCTGCTTTATTGACGAACGTTAATGAATATTATCGAACAAATAATTTACAAAATTTGTTATGCTCAAAACTGATTTCATCCACATCTTGGGAGATTTTATGGACTTCGATTTTGATGATATGGCATACCCGGATACTTTTTTAATTTCCGGGAAAGAGTTTAAAGGAAGCCGCAGCACAGGTAAGAATCAGGTAGACATTCCGTTTACGGACGAACCGCAAATTGAGTTAGGCGATATCCTGATTCAGAAGATTGGAAACCGTGAGCTAAACCTTAAAGTTGTCGATCTTTCAATATCAAAGAATGGAACACTGGGTGTGGGTACAACGCATCCCCACTTACTTACATTATCCGTAGAGAATCTTTCTTCCGACGCACACAGGACAGCAAAGAGTATGAACACTTTTAATATCGGCTCAGTCCGTGGTGAGCAAGTTCAAATAGGTGAAAGTAATCATATGCTGGTGAATATCAGTATTACTGAGCTTGTCGAGAAAGTGGTTAAATCTGGCGATCCGCAGGCTAAATCAATGTTGAAACAGTTACTGGAGAACAGCACTGTTGCAAGTATTGTTGGTGCAGGAGCTTCAGTTCTGTTAGGTCTGCTGTAAAACAATGGCCTGGTACAAACCAGGCCTTATCATCACTTCTCACTCATCCATTCAGGCGGTGTTGACATCTTATTTCTATATTCTAGCAAATGTTCAATCATGGCATCTAATTGTTCACGATTAGTGGCAAATATCTCTTCTGATAACGTACTGCGGACAAAATCATGATGGTCGATCCAGAACAGCGCACCATTTGCGAGAGCCTTCCGATACTCAACGGTAGGCATGGCACTCATGTCATGAAGCCCATATTGATCGCGGTGATCTTTAATTTCTTGAATAGTAATTGGCATAATTCCTCCTGTTTTTTGAAACTACACATCTGCATTTGAAGTATAAAGAAACTAATCTTAGACAACTTTGTTAACGCCCCCATCCTCAAGCCATTTCATGACAGCTTTACGGCTATAGCGGGAAGGATAGGTGAGTACTGGATTGGGGAATCCATGATCTTTGCGTAATCGCCATATGGCTGTTTTTTTCTTACCCAGCAAAGCGAACAATTCCTGCTCTTCCATGAAATCACTAACGTTCATAATTTACCCTCCATCAATTATGCTTTTAGTCTGCTATAAAATTAAAAAATATACTTTTAAGTGTTCACCTGTTCACCCTTGCGAATTTCTTAATTAAATTCATTAGGTTATAGGGTGAATACTACTCTTTCAGGTATTCACTAGTGTTCACCCTACCATTCACCTTTTAGAACAAAAAACAATCACAAGGTGAACAGGTGAATACTTGGTGAATACTTAACAAATAAGTGTTCACCCCTTAACTCACTGTTATAAAAACCATTTTTAACAGGGTGAATACTGGTGAACACTTATTCTATAACTTTACTCTACCTCGCTATTTTCAGAAGTACCGGAACAGGATGGCATCCAGTCGCCTGAGTCGTCGTGTAGCGTAACGTTTGACCTGATACCGTGCTTGGTTTTCCGTTTCTCGTACTTCTTGCCGTACTCGGCCATCGCACCAGGCATATCCGTACCGAATCGCATTAACGACACCGGCTTACTCAGCCCATTCGCTCGCATGTATGCCATGTAGGCGTGATACAGATATTTGCGTGGGCTGAATGGCACTATCTCAGCGTTACCGATAAACATCCCATCACATGCCACCGATTCCAGCAGGTAGCCGCAGAAGTCCACCAGCGAATCCCCCTCACGCTTGATAGCCAGTGCCTCTTCGGATTTCTGCTGTTCGTGCAGCAGCCGTTTGGCTTCATCCTGGCTGGCAAAGCGGGTCAGCAGGTGACGAATGATTACGGCAAGCTCCCCCTCTATCTTCTCGGCCAACATCGTATCCCGCTCATTTTCCGGTACCACCTCGGTAAAATTGAAAATCACCCGACGGCGCGATATCCCCCCGCTTCGATCACTGAAGGTCATAGCGTTGTTATTGACGGCCAGCACTACCGCCTGAATACGTGTCGAGTATGGAGCCTTGTGTTTGGGGTCTATCGACACCTTATCACCGCCAGTTATGGCCTTAATCCCGGCACCATCGCCAGCATATCGGGTCATGTCCGGCATGATGATCAGCGAGTAACCAACCACCAGCGCCCTGTCCCTCGCATCCTCCAGCGCTTTCATACTGGCTGATACGGTATTGGCCTTACCCGCCAGCATCGTGCAGATTTCCGCCATGACACTTTTACCGCTACCACCCGGCCCCGTGACCTCAAGAAACAATTGCCAGTCGTACCGGTTCGCCAGCACCATGAAAAGCGCAGCCAGTACACGATCAGTCTTTCGGTCATTACTGGCCACAGAACGGCGAAGCCATTTCCAGAAGTTCGGCGCATGAGTCGCCAGTGTCTCCCCCTCCGCTGGTGGGCTGAACGGGAGTTCGCTAGCGATTAGCAGCCAGTCGGTCTTATCATGCTCCCTGAATTGCCCCGTTCGGGTATCAAATACCCCGTTGCTGAAGCCGATAAGATTACGGGCTGTCACACCCATGACCGGGAGGCTCAGTTTCATGGTTTCCACCGATGATTTGATGGCGTTCTGTGAGTAAGACGTTTCGGAATCAATGTAAATCTGAGCCAGTACGCGCTGAAGCTCTTTATCCGGCAGAGGATTCCATATGACACCGTTGTAGTGATGAACCATGTCAGAATCGGCATGAACCGCCAGTTCGCCACTATAGTGCGCCAGCAATACTTCACCGCGCTGGCTGGCCCCCATCTGGTTAAGTGCCAGTGTAGCCCCGCCACGATCCACAACCGTAAGTGGTTGCTTTTCGATACGGCTCATCAGCGCTGTCCAATCCTCTTTCTCCCCCTTCTCGTTGATATATTCGGCATTTGTCACACCAGCCTCTTGCAGCTTGTTGGCGATCATGCTGATGTGGTTTTGCTCAATAAGCCCAGCCTGGTAAACACGGGCAAAGCGACGCCCCTTATCAACGATGCGAAGGTGTGGCAACTCAGTCAGTTGAGTGTGATCCAGCACTACCGGCGGTATCGCATCTCCCCCCTCACCCTGTTCGGTCTGGTAGGCTTTTGCCGCTTTCCATGCCCCAGTCCCGGCAAAGATAATGGCCTCTTCCATCTTATCTTTCGGGAGAGTTTTTACATTAGGCGCGTTTTTCATTTCCCTGCTCCCGGCTTACAAAAGTGAATTCTTTAACAAATCTATCCAGCGGAAATATGCAGGGAAATTCGTAACCGTCGCGAACAAACGTCACCCGGTTAAAGGCGACATTATTCACCGTAATCATTTCTCCGCGCTTTTCCGCCCAGCGATCATTGATTTCAGGATTTATCACTTTTAGCCCCCGTCATTCTCCGATCCATGCGGACATATTCAGCGGACTGGCTGCATTGGTTAAGCGCTTGCATCATCCTCGGGAGGTGTCTCAATACACTGCTGATATGGCCCATATCGCGCAGGGCATCGTCGCCGGAATATCCTTCCGATTCCTGAGCGTCAAGAGCCAGATTACCGATCAATGTGAGTGCACAATTGATAGCAAAACTCGCCCCGGAATATGTATCAGCAGAATCGGCAAGATCGTCATCTGAGAGGTGTTTAAATTCAGGGTAGCTTTTAGCCAGAAGATGATAGATATCATGCATTTTTCACCCCCACGCCACCCGGTTGTTTGAGCAGACTCCGGCAACGCTGAATCGCTATCTCAATCAACTCACCAGCAATTTCGCTCTCATCGGATTTTCTCCAGTCCATTTCCATAGCAGCGCACAACAGAACCTCCAGAGAGTGGAGGTTATCGGCCATGTTCAGTGGGTTCATATCAGTCATTGGACACCTCCCGAGCAAAGTTGATGCGGATATGCTTATAGCCACCTTGCTGCGCCAGTAATTGTGCCGCTGATTTAGCCTCGTCAGGAGTTGTGCTGGTCAGGGTGTAGTTAATGCCTATCGTGTGGCCGCGCTTATTAACGGCAAACCCGTAAACTTGAAATGTTTTAAGCATGGAACCCCCCCTCTACAGCCTCAACCTCAAGTGTCAGGCCAGTACGGTTTTCATCGTTGAAAAACGTTATATGACACCGCATCTGAGAACGGATTTTTGCAGCGAAAACCATATTCCAGCCGGAGAACTCTGCGCGAGCCTCTTCTTCGGTTGCGGCGTTAGTACGCAGCACGACAGGTGCGACGTGAGGGAGATGTTTAGGGGTTGCCAGGAATAGCCATGTAAATTCCAGGCGAGTTTGGGTATGATCTTTCATAGCTGCCTCGTTATCCAATCTAACGTTGGTGGTTAGAGGCCCGTTGGTGTTGGTAGCATCAGCGGGCTTTGCTTTACTTAAAGTCATGCAATGTAGTACATTGTCAACTCCACTACAGACTAGATCACAGGAGTTGACAATGTCAACAATTGAAAGCAAAGAACGCCATGTTGTGCAGCTTAGGCTTGATAAAGAACTGTCAGAGCGACTCGCCATAGCAATGAAAGAAGATGGTGACGACAATAAGTCTGGTTGGATTAAGCGGCTATTGCGACGCGAATTAGATAAGCGAGGCATTGAGCCTAAAAGCTGAAGGGTACGCGAACTATTTCGCAGACTGCCGATAGCCCACTGAGCGCAAAATTTCGCTCTGTAATTGACCATCATGATCAATGTGATATCCTGGCTATGCTTGAATATTTCGTAGTGACATTGGCAGCTCTGCAAAGCTGCCTTTGTTTTATTTGACATCCCCCGCCCCTTACGCAGCTTTGCTGCGGCTCTTCTGCCACTCGGAAACTTCAGACAAAAGCCAGCCAACTGCACGGCCACCTAACTTGCGTCGCGCAGGAAATTTCCCTTCTTTTTCCATCATGTAACGGGTTGTGCGACAAATGCCGGTTAACTGGCGGCACTCTCCCTCGCGGATCATGCGCTCAGCTGGAATGGTGGATTGTTCAAATTGATTCATATAAAAACGCCCTCGTTCATTAAAGTTCGAGGGCATTTTCATAGGAAATATCTATTGAAATAACATATCTGTTTTATGTTTTTTTCAAAGATAAATTATCTCTCGTTTTTTTTGTTAGATATTTCTGCGTCAAATTTTTCTATAGATGAATCACTAAACAAATTTTCTACAAATGGCTTTATAGTTTGTACAATGTTTGTGGAATCAAAATCGCCTTCAGGATAAAGAGAAACCGCTAATACACCATTTGTTATCTGGTTACCAGTAGCCTTTTGCCATAGTAGCAGGTCATATAAAGCAATTGCCTGATAGCTTATAATTTTACTTCTTACCACCGCCCACGAATTTTTAATTCTATCTTCATCAAGATTTATTCCTAACTGTTTTCTCCATTGAGGTAACAATCGTTTCAAATCATTTATGATAAGATCGTCTTGCGCATCCAACCTAATAGAACAGTGAATATCACCATCAAAACAAGGAATTTTGGATATCGCATCTATATGGCTGTAGGGATTTTCCTTCCCTTCATCTATAGTCGTATTAACATTTTCGTTAATGAAACTTAGGGAAAGCAATGATATTGGTTGAAAAATCCTGCTTGCCGCTATTCTTGGGCCGTCAGCAATCTTTTTTAAATTACACTGAGGATAAGTCAATGGATACAACCCAGAGGATAATTTATCCTCAAAATAACCATCCCGTTCATATACCCCAGTCAACTCGTCATTACTCCTAACGATTATTTGTGTAATGAACATCTCATCATCTAATGTAATAAATTTATTATAATTCTCTAAATTAAACCATTTTGGCATATTGCTTTTTTTACTTATTCTCATTTTTTCACCTGCAAAATAGTTACGTTAGCATGTGCATCAGAGATGATGTCTAAACACTCCATCCATTTATTCAGAGCATCCAACTTTTCGGGTAAATACTGACTACGGTTATAAACGGCCATAACACCACCCAATGTATGCCCCAGCAGTTGCTCAACGACATGAGGCGCGATCCCCATGTTGTTTAATGTGGTGGCGAACGTCCGGCGCAGGTCGTGAAGCGTCCACGGTTCCGAATGCCCCAGACGCTTATAGATACCCCGGCCCCACTGACTGACAGCTTCAGGCTTCTTCATACAGCCCAGCAGCAAACCTGTTTCCTTGTTTTGCTCAATCAGGTCTTTGACAAACCGGCGTAGAGCTTCGGGGATAGGTCGCAGTATCTTTTCGCCGCCTTTGCTATGTTCTTTTGGAACTGTCCAGATCCAGTCTTCTAAATCCCATTCTGAAAGCCTGGACAAGCGTAGCTCCTGAGTTCGGCATCCAAATGCCACCAGCAGATGCAGCAGCGCTGCGTAGTAAGGTTTAAACCTCAATCCGGTACTTTCTCTCCATATATCGGCTAACTCCTGTCTGGTGTGCTCTCTATCGCGCTTCTCCTGCTTTTTGCCAACGTCATCAATCGTCAGATCACTGAGTGCATTGCTCGTCGCGTATCGATGCACCCGGCAGAATTTAAGCGCCTGTTTGCACATTTGCAGGAGATAGCCAGCAGCCACAGGAGCATCAGACCTTACGCGGCTGAAACACTCCAGCCAGTGACGGGTTTCACACATGGAAAGTGGATAATCCCCAATGTACGGGTAAATATGCTTATTTAGCTGTTCAACATGCTTTTCCACATTGGCCCGCTTATGGGTCGCGTACTCTCTGATCCAGTAATCTAGAGCCTCTCTCACAGTGACGGGCTTCAACGATTCCTGAGTGGTAATCATAAGCTGGTGCTTAGGGTTTTTCCCCTCGGCAAGCCATGCGCGGCATTGCTCACGCTTCTCTCTGGCAGCTTTAATGGAGAGGTCGGGATAATTCCCCAACTTTATGCGCTGCGGGGCCGTAGCACGACCACCAACACGGTACGTAAAATACCAGGTCATTACACCTACCTTCGACACCTTAACGCTCAGGCCGTCACCATCTGCATAGAAGCTGTCGCCGGGGCTTTCCCTTCCGATCATCTTACGAAGGGATGTATCGCTTAATTTGTTCGTACCACCAGCCAT